GGGGCTCATCGCAAATGGTGACTGGTCGTCGCCTGGCCACTAAAGGCCTCGTCGTCTAGTACCCTGAAAGGGGGCATAGACTGGTGTTCGACACCAAGGCGTCGTTGCAGCGGCTTCGCGCGATTGGTCTTACGACCAATCAGGCGCATGACCTGACAGCTCTTGTCCAGAAATGGATAATCTGCTCAGGGGAAGAATGGGCGGTTGACAGGATCAAGTCTATAAAGCTTGACCTGTTGCACCACTTCTCCGGTCTTGAACCAGCGAAAAGTCACTCTTGGATCCATTACGGCCCTAAAGGTCCGAAAGGCCCTTTTCGTGCTCTGTTCCTGCTCTCCCGAAGAGATTTCTGGAGGGCATGGAATGCGGTAATGGTGTACACTGGCATCTGTTTTTCACACCCTGAATTAAGGGTAACAGAGCGCCAGTGGAGAAAAGCGGTTTCCGCCATTCGGCGGGATCCCGTGGATTCTGTAGCCCTTGTGAAAGGGTTATCAGTGGTCCATGAGAGCCCCTTCTTCGTTCCCGTAAGGGTACGGGATGAGACTGGATCTCCGCTGGTTGATTACCAGCCCAGTCCATCACGAAGAAGTCCTAAGGGCTTCAAGACTGTCCCGGAGGTTGAGGGGATTATCGATTCTCTCGACGTTCTGGTTCAGAGGACAACGTGGACGACCCAAAACTGGGACATCCTATCCGGTGTCGTGAAGGGTATTGAGAGTGAAGTAGTACCTTACCTCGAGTTGAATCTCGAGGACGAGCGGAAGTCTGGAGGACCTCCGACGCCAGAGGACTTGCGTCCTCTGATGGGGAACATCTCTCTCATTCCAGAACCTGGGTATAAGCTCAGGTTTGCTGCGAACCCGTACCGTGTTTACCAGTGTGCTCTTGAGCCACTGGGCACGGCACTATTCGACGCCTTAAAGAGGGTGCCGAACGACTTTACGTTCGACCAAGAGGCGGGCATCGCATATGCCCAAGAACTCCTCGCCCACGGTTATCAAGCTGTGAGCATGGATCTGTCTAATGCAACAGATCGTGCTCCATTAGATTTCCAGCTTGAACTCCTAAGCCGTTTGGGAGTCAGCACCCGATGGATCCAGTTTTTCCGCGACTGTTGTCGTGGAGATTGGTTCACACAAACGACAAGACATGGGCCTTGGGAAAGGCTCAATTGGTCTGTCGGTTCTCCCCTTGGACTGTACCCGACTTTTGCCAGTTTTGCACTCTGGCATCATTCGGTTGTCCAATTTGCTTTCGAGCAACTTGGTAAGCTCAAGGTTGATGAACGCTACCCCTACGGAATCGTTGGGGATGATGTGTTCATCATGGACCGTGAGGTCGCAAGCCTCTATAGGCAGTTGATGGAGTCTTGGGGTGTTGAGATATCCCAGGCAAAAACCTTGGATAGCGACACTACCGCCGAGTTCCTCGGTAGGATCATCACTCCTAACAGAGTGTATCACGGACTCAAATGGAAGGGTCGGGTTTCTGATGATTCCTTTGTGGATTTCGTCAGGAATATCGGTCCCGGGGCCTTGACTATGTTGAGGCCGCGCCAGAGGGCCATGATTAATTTCGTGGCACCCTTGCCTGAACCGTACGGGCTGGGGTGGAACCCCTTAGGCCTTCCGATTGAAGCAAGATTAACTCCAGCACTCGAAAGGGTCTGGTCCCGCGATGAACGGGTAGTCACTTTTAGTCGGAGGTCTACACGTGCCAACCGCTTGTTCTACCATAGTGATAGAAGTTGGTGGTGGCATTCCAGTGACAGTTCACTGCACTGGGATGTTGAAGACCTGGCCAGCGACCAGCTGGCTGAGGAGGTTGTTCAAACCCTACTCCCCGGATGGGAATCTGGGGAATGGATTTGGCCTAACCTTCCTGAGATTGTTCGCCTAAGAAGCGAGACACCTCGGGAAACCTCGGAGAG